GGGTGCTGGGCATCGGGCAGAAGGCTTTCGATGAGTCGGATGAGTTCATGTCGAAGCTGGCTGACATCCCGATGGCTCCGAGCGATTGGATTGACTTCTGCCTGACTCTCTTCCCCTCGCCTGAGGTCAAGGATGGCAAGCAGAGCAAGCGCGCCGTCTCCATCGCTGAGAACAACCGCAGGAAGCTCACGTCGCTCTACTTCGATGGACGTGGCGCTCGCATCCCCGGTGTGCAGGGGACTGCGTGGGGTGCGTTCAACGCTGTCACTGAGTTCGCCAACTACCATCGGACAACTCGCGGCGATAACCGCTTCGAGTCTCTGATGCTGGGCTCTGGCGCTGACTTTGTTCGACGCAGCACGAACGTCCTTCGCGAACTCGTTTAATAATTAACTGTTAAAAGTTGCCAATGCCTGTGGCCCCGTGATATTGTCGGCGGGGTCACAGGCAGTTAGGAGTAAACATGAAACTTACAGAGAATCAGATGAAGTGTTGTGTTGCCGAGTACGAGAGCGGCGACAGTTTGGATACCCTGGCTAAGCGATACGAGGTCAGCCGAGTAACCATCACCCGCTACCTCGCAGAGCGCACGAAGATTCGGAAGCCTGGGGCACGCAAGGGTGGCACCCGTACCCTCAAGGAGCTTGGTCCTGAGTGGGCCATGCTGGGCAAGGTGTCGGACGCTGAGGTTGCGGAGAGAGTGGGCTGCTCTCGTCAGAACGTAGCCCGTGTACGCAGGACTCGCGGCATCCCTTCTGCGATGGAGTTGGAGATCTTCAACCGCATGAAGGAGATGGACAAGTGAGGGAAGCAATCACCCAGTCGGAGTTGGCTACCTTCAGCCGGTGTGAAGAGCGACACAACCTGCGATACAACGAGCTACGAACCCCGTTCCAAAACCACCCAGCCTTGCGTATGGGCTCAGCCTTTCACGCTGGCATTGAGCACCAGAGTGTCGAGTACGCAATCAGGGCATGCCGGGGTGGAGACCCTGACTGGGGCCACTTCGAGGGAGCCTCTTCGGCCATCCAAGAGGCTACCGTTGCGGCGATGGTTGGAGGAGCCCTTAGTCGGTGGTCAGACTGGCCTGACAAGCACGAGGTCAAGTTCTCCATCCCTCTCAGGAACCCAAAGACTAAGCGACCTAGTCGGAAGCACTCGCTACAGGGTGTTATCGACGGTGTGTGGCACGGTGACGAGGTTGTCCTGGGGGAGTGGAAGACCGCAGCGCAGGTGACAAACGACTACATGCAGCGGCTTGAGATTGACTTCCAGGTCAGCACCTACATGTGGGCAGCGTCCGAGTTGTTCGGGGTGCCTGTTCGCAAGATGGTGTACCGGGTGGTGAAGAAGCCAACCATCCGGCAGAGGAAGACAGAGAGCGTGCTCGAATACATCGGGCGCATTCATGCTGACTACGAGGAACGACCTGACCACTACTTCTTCGAGACCCTGGTCGAGAGGACGGATGAGCAGCTTGATGACTGGGCTGCTCAGGCGTGGGCTACGCACCAGCGCATCCTTCAGATACGCAACGGAGCCACCGCCATCCGCAGTACGCAGTCATGTCTAAACAGAGGAAGATGCCCCTACTTTGACTTGTGCGTAGGGGCTGTTACGAAGGACGCATTCCGTGTCCTTGAGCAGCGACACACTGAGCTTTAAGGAGATAACTATGAGCCTGTTGCCTAAAGAACCAACCCCTCCCAGCATGCGAATGTCTGACTACACATGGCACTTCTACGGGGTGCCCGGTGTCGGGAAGACGACGCTTGCAAACCAGTTCCCGAAGCCCATCTTCATCGCCACAGAGAGTGGCACTGAGGCTATGCACGCAGCGGCAGCGCCAGCCCGTAACTGGTCTGAGCTTAAGGCTGTGATTGCAGAGCTTGCTGAGATGAAGCACGGCTACAAGACAGTCATCCTCGACACCGCAGACATCGCGTACAACCTGTGCGAGACACATGTCTGCGAGCAGAACGGATGGACTGATGTAGCTGACGGCGAGTGGGGACGAGGGTGGAGAACCCTGAACCGCGAGTGGACGAACATGATCACCCAGCTTCGCATGCTCCCGATGTGTACCGTCCTCATCGGCCATGAGAAGAGCGAGATGATCAAGGAGAAGCTTGGCAGCAAGATGGTGGAGACCGGCATGCACCGGGTGACTACCGCTTTGCCCAGCACCGCTCGCCAGACCCTGCACTCTGCTGTGGACTTCATCATCCGATGCGAGTTCACCCCAGACAATGACCGCATCCTCCGTACTCAGCCGGTGGAGAACAAGCGTGAACGAGTTGAGGCCAAGGCGCGTGGTGGTAAGGGCTCCACGCTCCCTGAAACCGTGGAGATGAGCTTCGACAAGCTCGCTACCGCATTCCAGAAGACCCTTGGAAAGAAGGAGAAGTAAGATGGATATTGGAAGCATGTTTGACGCTGCTAGCTCTGACAAGAAGTCCAGCAGCAACACAGAACGCAAGATGGATACCGTCCCGGACGGTGCATACGACGCTGAGGTCACTGAGTTCTCGGTGTTTGTCAGCAACGCTGGCGACTACTACGTCAAGTGGTGGTTTGAGGTAGACGTGGGTCCTTACAAGGGCGCTCAGTTGCAGCGGTTCACTGGTCTATCCCCGAAGACCTTCGGGTTTGTGAAGGAGACCATCCGCAAGGTGACCGGCTCTGTGCCTGAGTGGGGTGCCATGTTCGCTGATGGACGCACTGGCCCCATCCGCAGGGACATCGTAGGCCAGCGGGTTCAGGTGTCTCAGAAGACCTCGAAGCGTGGCGACCGCAGCTACGTCAACATCTACGTTGACAAGGTCCTCGTTGATGCGGCTGCTCAGCCTGCCGCTGTCAACAACGAGCCAGCCATTGACGACGACATTCCTTTCTAAACTCGGGCAGTCCGCTCCGTTAAGGCCCATAACCTCCTGGACTGCCTTTGAGCGTGAGTCGCTCATGTTGGAGGCTTAGGTCTATGCCTGCTGGTGGAGGAGAACGGAGCCCTGTTTAGAAGGGCCTCAAACCAGCACCTTAACCCCTAACCCCGGAGAGAACATGAGTGAGTATGTGCCGATTACAGCGGCGCTTAAGATCCTCAGCATGGCTAGGTCTCAGAGACTAGAGCCTGGACGCAGAGAGAGGATCGACAAAGCAATCGAAGATTTAACAAGAGCCCTTCATGACCCAGAGTTCAGGGCTTCCATTCAACACAAGGAGAAACAAGATGAGCAGAGTTAAGTCCATGCGAGTACACAAGAACGCAGTCATTCACTTCCTCATGCACTACCCAGAAGATATGCCGAAGATTCTTCCTGGCTTTGATGGCACTCCAGAGGAGGCCATCAAGTGGTTTAAGGAGCAGCCTGGGACATGGCTGGTCGATGGCGTCTTTGTCGATGACGAAGAAGAAGGAGGTGCGTGATGAAGTACCACATTGATTGCAGCTTCACTGTCTACTACACCCTAGAGGTGGAGGCAGATTCATTTGACGAGGCCATCTCTAGTCTTTGCAACATTGAGATATTCACCTCCTACCACGGAGATTTGTGGGGCATAGCTCCCCCGGACCATGTGAAGGTCGTCTCCGTTGACGCAGACTGCGACCCCTCACCGACAGGACCCACCCACATCTCAAAAGATTGGGTAGTAGCGGAGGTGAGTGATGATTAAGCAGGACTACTCAGGTGACGCCTTCTTTGTTCGCGGCTCAGACACTTCAGAGGAGGCAGCTAAGAGCATCAAAGTCAAGGCACCTACTCTGAGACAGCAAGTGCATGAGTTCCTCAAGGTACGCGGCATCTTCGGAGCTACAGACTACGAGATTGAGCAGCACCTGGGGCTCAGCCACCAGACTGCAAGCGCTCGACGCAGAGAGCTTGTGCTCAAGGGCTACGCTAAGAACTCAGGTGACCGTCGCCCCACTGGTTCAGGCCGTTCCGCTACTGTCTGGCTCGCTTGCGAGGAGCCCCCTCAGAAGCCGCACAAGGCCGTCAAGACATGCCCTCTATGCGGAGGCTCAGGGAAGGTGCGTGAGCCCTACCCTCTAGGCCCTCAGCCTGACCTCTTCGGATGGTCTGACGGAGAAGAGGGGAGGAAGCCATGAGTCTAAAGACAGCAGGTCGATTAGAGGCAGAGGTCGAGAACCTCCAGGCTCTCCTTAAGAGCGCACGAAAGGCAGCGTTTGAGTCTGGCTATAGGATTGGGTACTTCGAGGGTAGGCTTGGCGAGTACCGTAACGAGCAGGCTCTCGGACTTGACCCTACCCAGGCTTACGAGATCTGGATTAAGGGAAG